TATTACTCAATTAACTTCAAATTCAGGATTGAGCAAAACCCAAATGTTAATATCTAATTACAACCATTATATGGATATGATTAGGTCTGTAACAGGATTGAATGAGGCAAGAGATGGAAGTACTCCTGACCCTAATTCATTAGTAGGAGTTCAAAAATTAGCGGCATTAAATTCTAATACTGCTACAAGACATATCCTTGAAGGTGGTCTATATATCTATAGAAGTTTAGCAGAAGCATTAACTTATAGAGTAGGAGATATATTAGAGTATGCTGATTTCAAAGATGATTTTGCAAATAAAATTGGAAAATATAATGTATCAATATTAAATGATATTTCCGATTTATATATTTATGACTTTGGAATTTTTATTGAAGTATCTCCTGATGAAGAACAAAAAGCACAGCTTGAAGCAAACATACAAATGGCTTTATCTAAGGGTGATATAAATCTTGAAGATGCTATTGATATTCGAGAGTTGAGAAATCTCAAACTTGCAAATCAATTGTTGAAGATGAAGAGAAGTCAGAAGCAAGATAGGGAAGACCAAAATAAAATGCAGATACAAGCAATGCAAGCGCAGCAGCAATTGAAGTCTCAAGAAATGGCAATGCAAACTGCTATTCAAAAAATACAAATGGAGTCTGATGCTAAGTTAAAATTAAAGCAAGCAGAGGTTCAGTTTAGTATTCAGCAATTAACAGCAGAGGCTCAACTTAAAAAAGAATTGATGGCAGTAGAGTTTGACTATAATATGCAATTAGGTGGCTTACAGCAAAACAATTTGAAGACTAGAGAGAATGAGAGAGAAGATGCTAAAGCAAAAAGAATAAGCCAACAAAATACTGAACAATCAAAATTAATAAATCAAAGAAAGAATAATCTATCTCCTATAGACTTCCAAAACAGTGAAGATGATTTAGACGGATTCAATGTTCCTCAAAGTAGACCTATGACTTTTGAGTCAAATGAGGATAGTTTAGATGGGTTTGATATGGGGGAATTTTCACCTCGTTAAAATATTAAATTTTTTTATATAACTTTGTAAAAAATAAAATCAAATAAAATGGAAATGAAAGTTAGATTACTAGAAGGAGAAGAAAAAAGTGTTGCTCAAATAGAAGAAGAATTACTTGCAAGGCACGAAGAGTCATTATCGACAGATAATAATTTTGAACCGCAAGAACAAGAGCAAGAACAGGAACAAGAATTTGAACCTGAAGATGAATTAAGCGAAGAAAGAGTTCTTTCATATATTGGAAAAAGATATAATAAAGAAATTAATTCATTTGATGAATTAATGGCTGAAAGAAATATCACAGAAGAAATTCCTTCCGATGTTGCTGCTTATATGAAATATAAGAAGGACACAGGAAGAGGGTTTGAAGATTACATAAAGTTAAATAAGGATTTTGACAATATGGATTCTGATGACCTATTAAAAGAATATCTACATTCTACAAATTCAGATTTGGATTCAGATGATATAGATGCATTAATGGAAGATTATTATTTCGATGAAGATTTAGATGATGATTCTTTTATTAAGAAAACAAAGATTGCAAAGAAAAAGGCTATTGGAGAAGCTAAGAAATACTTCAATCAACAGAAAGAACAATACTCTGCACCCCTTGAGTCAAGAGGTTTAGATGTTCCGGATGAAGAAAAAGAAGTATTTGAGGCATACAAACAATACACAAAGGAAGCAGCGACTATTGAGGAATCAAACAAGCGTAAGCGAGAATGGTTCGACCAAAAGACAAATGAAGTTTTAAACGATGATTTCAAAGGTTTTGATTTCAATATAAACGACAAGAAATTTTCATTTTCTCCCGGTAATCTAAGCGAGATTAAAAAAAATCATTCATCACCACAAAACTTTATTAATAAGTTTTTAGATGAGAATGGTTTAATGAAAGACGCAGAGGGATATCATAAATCGTTAGCTATGGCAATGAACCCTGAAAAGTTTGCTAAGTTCTTTTATGAACAAGGACAAGCTGATGCAACGGATGATGTTACGCGTAAGATAAAAAACATAAACATGTCTGAGCGTAAAGTATCTGAAGCAGGTTCAAGAACCGAAGGCGTACAGGTCAAGTCTCTAAGCCCTGACTCCGGAAACGGACTAAAAATTAGAAGTATAAAAAGAATATAAAACTAAAAACTAAAAACAATGCCAATATTATCAACCCCCGGGTTTAACTTGCAGCCAAGTTCGGAGCAAGTTCCCTTATCAACAAATTATATTACAAACTTTCAATTCTTAAATCAGTATCTTCCTGATACTTATGAGAAAGAATTTGAGCGTTATGGTAATCGTACAGTAGCTTCATTCTTGCGTATGGTAGGAGCAGAGATGCCGTCAAACTCAGACCAAATAAAATGGGCTGAACAAGGTCGTCTGCACACTAAGTACACAAACTGTCTTTCGCTTTCAGCATTAGCTGCAAATACTGCTACATTTACTATTACTGTTCCTGCAAGTTCAGTTGCAACAGGAAACAATATTGCAATCCGTAAGGACCAAACAGTTATGATTTATGATAATGCTACAGGATTATCTAATAAAGCAATTGTTACTGCTACTCCTACTATCGTATCATCAACATCATATACTCTTGCAGTTGCTTATTATGAAGCAGCAGGACAAGCATTTCCTGTCTCTTCAACTTGTTCTGTTTGGGTATATGGCTCAGAATTTAAAAAAGGAACTGCAGGAATGACAGGTTCTTTGGAAGCTGAAGATGAATTCTTCTCTAACAAGCCTATTATCATCAAAGACAAGTATGAAGTAAATGGTTCAGATATGGCTCAAATTGGTTGGGTTGAAGTAACTACTGAGAATGGTGCTAATGGATACCTTTGGTACTTGAAGTCAGAGCATGAAACTCGTTTACGTTTTGAAGACTATCTTGAAACTGCAATGATTGAAGCTGTTCCTGCTGAAGTAGGTTCAGGTGCAATCTCTGTAGTAGGTGTTGCAGGTACTGCAAATTCCGGAGGTTCTGAAGGAGTTTTCTATGTAGTAAATAACCGTGGAAATGTATGGGGCGGTGGTAATCCAACAAGCCTTTCTGATTGGGACACTGTTATCTCTCGTTTAGACAAGCAAGGTGCTATTGAAGAAAATGTACTATTTGTTAATCGTGATTTTGGATTTGACATTGACGATATGTTAGCAGCACAAAACTCTTATGGAGCAGGTGGTACTTCTTATGGTCTATTTGACAATGACAAAGACATGGCTTTAAACTTAGGCTTTACAGGATTCCGAAGAGGTTATGATTTCTACAAGACTGATTGGAAATACTTAAATGACCCAACAATGCGTGGTTCTATGCCTACAGGTTCAAATGCAAAAGGGAACATTACGGGACTACTTGTTCCTGCAGGTTCAACTAATGTATATGACCAAATAATGGGTAAAAATGCAAAGCGACCTTTCTTACATGTTAGATATCGTGCTTCTGAAGCAGAAGATAGAAAATATAAGACTTGGATTACAGGTTCAGCCGGAGGTGCTCAAACTAGTGACATAGATAAAATGGAAGTTAACTTCTTATCTGAGCGTGCTGTTTGTACTTTAGGTGCGAATAACTTTGTATTATTCCGTTACGGAGCATAATAACAAATGATTAAATCAAGAGAGGGACATCAGTGTCCCTCTCTATTTTTTTAGTAACAACTTAAATTAAATAAAATGAAAACAAACACAACAACAGTAGATAAGACCTACAAATTAAAAAGCAATGCAACGCCAATATCTTTTACGTTGCCATCTAGAAACACATCTAGATACCCACTTCTTTATTTTGATGAAGAACAAAACATTAACAGGCCTTTGCGATATGCAAGAAATCAAAAGTCACCATTTGAAGATGAGCAAGATGGAAACTTTCTTCTTGAACCAATAATCTTTGATGATGGATTTTTAACTGTTCCACGAACAAATCCTGTTCTACAACAATTCCTACATTATCATCCATTAAATGGAAATGCTTTTGTAGAAGTAAACAAAACAGTTGATGCTGCAAAAGAAGTTGAAGATTTAAACTTTGAAGTAGACGCATTAATTGAAGCAAGACAGTTAAGTATTGAGCAACTTGAAGTAGTAAGTAGAGTAATGTTTCAAAGGGATGTTACAAACGTATCAACTGCAGAGTTGCGTAGAGATGTATTAATATATGCTAAAAGAGAACCTA